AACCAATTCCCGGGGAAGGCGCATCAGGAACCGCGCACCCAGAACCGCGGACCACGGACCACGGATCAGGAACCGCGCCTAGCGCGGTAAGTTTTAGGGCTTGCGCGGCAGGGCGCGCGGCGCATGTTTCACTGTCAAAAACCGCGCACAAAAAAAAGCCGGCGATGTGGTCGCCGGCTTCGGGTTTTGGTTTAGGCTAAGAGCTAGTCGGTCTCGATTTGGCGCAACAGGTCCAGCACCTCAAGATAGGCCTTTTCGGCCATTTCGACGCGATCCGAACGCAGCATCGTTGACATGAACTGAAGCTTGAACGCGGCCGATCGGGCCAGTTCACGGACGCGGGCGTTGTTCTTGTACTTGGTCTTGGTCTTCGTCATTTTTTAACCTCCAAAAAAAAACCGGCGATCGGGTCGCCGGCTGTTAAGGTATAGTATCGCTTTATTATGTCAACGGGTCTGAATCATTTTAGAAAACTGGTTATAGACGCTTTGCCTATTACCTCTAAGTCCAAACTCTCGCTTTATTCTCGAATAGCAACTTGGTCCTCGGCCTAGTTTCAGGCCGGCCAGTTCGAGTTTTAACCCCTTAAGCAAAGTCAGCTGTCGAAAACGTTTGATGTCGTCGGGATTGCTAATACTCGTCATTTTTTAACCTCCAAAAAAACCGGCGATCGTGTCGCCGGCTTATAAGCTATAGTGCTGCTTTATTATGTCAAGCTATGGCGGCTTTCAAAGTCCTCGACCGCCTCCTCAACACTTTGTCGGAAATGATCCGAACAGCCGACCGCTTGATCGTCGCCATTATATAAGTGTCCGCATAAAACAACGCTCGACCATGTGCCCCACACCCCGTCGTCGCCAGTGATTTCTACTTGAGTCGAGCCTTCTACCAACATAATCTTAAGATCAAAGTTGCACAATTTTTTTGTTTCAACGGTCATGTTTTATAATCTCCAAAAAAAACCGGCGATCGTGTCGCCGGCTTGTAAGATACAGTATCGCTTTATTATGTCAAGCGGCCCGAACGAAGCCCGATCGATCGTGCAAGGCTCGGCCTTTAGCGCGCAGTCCAACGATAACGCCGGATGCATCAAAGGGCCGGTAATCGTGCAAGTCGCCGTCGATTACGGGGCGATCCAAAAACACTTTTGGCAGCGCATGTCCGCGCTTCGTGCGGAAGACAGCCGCGACATTGATAGAGTTTTTAAGCGCTTGCAGAGCGTCGGCGTCATTATCCTCGGCTAAACTGAACGTAAGGTGATAGTTGGGCGGCAGGTTGCGACGGTTCGGGCGTTTGGTGTAATCGTAAAACTGAACTTTTGGAAAGAGCTGCATAATGTTTGAATAAGTCTCGCCGAGATGCTTTATCTTGACGCGTTCAAACGGGATGTCCGACGTGGCGTTAAGGCGAACCCCGCAGACCATGCCGGCGCGTTGTGCCTTTCTTTCCAGCGCCGCGATTTCGTCGATCAAAGCAGACATGAAGAAAGCCCGATCTTCAAAATATAGTTTAGTCCGTGCAATCCTTGCGCGTGTCTTGCCGGACATATGGGCCGGATTGCCGGCAAAGTGAACGCAAGCCTCTGAGCATCCTTCAGTGCGCTTGGCGCATACTTCGTAACCTGACAAGTCGGCCGGTGCTAGGTGCAAAGGCGCTGACATGACGCCGAGCTTGCGACCCTTCGCTAGTTTAGGGTTTGCTTCGGGCCGGGCCAGCAATGAAACAATGCCGGCTCGCGCTCGCAAGGCTTCAATGCGGGACTTTTGGGTTAAGAATATTTGCGTTTCAGCTGTCATTTTTTTCTCCAAAAAAAACCGGCGATCTTGTCGCCGGTTTCTAAGGTATAGTGCTGCTTTATTGTGTCAAGCATAGAAATAGTCTGGCCATATAAGCTCAAATTCACTTTTTAAAAAATCGATAATTCGCAAAGCTTCAGCTGCATATTTTTTGGCATTAATCCGAGAATGGTGTCGGGCCTTTTCGAAAGCGTCGGCTTCCTCGCAAGACCACCACGTTTCTCGACCGGTTTTAATGACGCAGCCGCCCAAAGCCGAGGTATACAAAATATACTGACAGCCATCGGATCGAATCGGGCCTTGTTTTACGATCAGATTGGTAAACGCTGCATTATAAATAACAGCTCGGCTGAAGTCCGCTGTAAAAATATTTGCACCACGAAGATCAGCTCCGCGAAGATTTGACGTTGAAAGATCAGCTCCGCTGAGATCCGCGCCACGAAGATCTGATTTTTGCAGATCCGCTCCGCAAAGACTCGCGCCACGAAGATCAGCTCCACGAAGATCAGCTCCACGAAGATCAGCTCCACGAAAATATGCTCTTCTAAAATCCGCTCCGCTAAGATCAGCTCCGCTAAGATATGCTCCGCGAAGATATGATCCGCTAAAATCCGCTCCGCTAAGATCCGCTCCGCGGAGATCCGCTACACGAAAATGTCCGCGAAGATGTGTGGACATTTTTGGGTTGCTTTCTAAAGCTGGGCTCATTGCTTTCGTCTCCATAAAAAAACCGGCGATCTTGTCGCCGGCTCTATTTATATAGTATCACTTTATCGTGTCAACTGGCAAAGGATCTCAACTGTTCACGTCGGCGGTTAAGTTGACTTGTCAAAATAGCCGCCTTCGCCTCAAGCCGAATCGTATTTTGTGCAATTAACCGAATAGCGTTGTCATGCTTGCCTGTTCCGTGATCGCGCACTAACTGAGCCAAAACTTCCAAGGCCTCCGTGTAATCCATTTTATCTTCTGACATTTTTGGTATTTACCCTCTTTAAGTTTTTCGCAATTTGCCTGTTTTTTTGAGCCTGTCGGCGGTTAAATTCGGCTTGTTCCGGTCCGATACATAACTCTACAATCTTTTGTATGATAAAAAACACTACCAGTTGCCCTCATATTCGACGATATGATCGTATAATGGGGCGCTATCAATCCAATCCGCGGCACGTTCGAAAACGGTCGCGTCATAATCTATACTAGATCGGTAATCTTCGCTGTTGCCGAAAAAAGGGCCATCCGTTTTCGGCAGCTCGCCGGATCGAATAGCTGTTGCAATCTGTCGTAGTTCTGACGATCTCAGCTCGATTGGCCGGCAGTCGTCAAAACCGCCAGCGAAATGCTTAATAATATAACCATGCAAATCGGGATGCTTACGCCAATAACCGATTTCTAATTGAACGTTGGTGACTGTAAATCCGTCAACCTTGGTCCGCTGATGTGCATAAGTATCAACCCACTTACGGCCCTTTAAGTACATATCCAAACCCATTTTGAAAACCTCCTTCGCTAGGGATGAGGTTTTCAACGTATGCGATTATCTGCGAGTGATCAAGTCCAAAACTTCGGACCAATCAAATTTTTTTACTTGGTGACAAACAGGCTCGACCGCCTGAAGGCCTTCCATACGTAGCTCGACCGCATGGTGACCCTGAAACAGATACAGTTCTTGATCGGCCTTCGGCGATGTTTGTTTACGAACGAGTATCCACGAGCTGGCGTGTCCGTGGCGACACGCCCAAGCGACTTGATGAGGCCGTAGCTCAACCGCGTTCGTGCTCGTGTTTTTCAACTCGATAAAATGAAAGTGACCATCTTCATCACAGATCATTAAATCCGGAACCCCTGCCGAGGCCCAAGTTTCAATTCGAGTCAGGATTACCTTCCGCGGGAGCTTCGTTATCCCATCCTTCATCTGTCGATAAAAGTCGGCTTCGCGCTTTTGTACGGTTTCCGGAAGTGTTTTTTTGCGAATCGTCGGTAAACGTCGCGTCGATTGTGATCGGCTCATAGCTGGACCTAACCTCATTTAGCGCTTTCAGCACATCTTCCTTCGACATGCTGTCGATAGACCCCGTTCGGATCTCAGATTTGGAGACATAGATGTCACCTTGTGCCTGACCCCGTCGGTATTCTGCTTGGACCGCCGCCGAGAAAGCACCGTTTTCTAAAGCAGCATCACGAATGATCTGAAGATCTCGTAGGTGGCGTTGATAATTTAACCCATACTTTTCATCTAGTTCTTCACGATAAGCCCTAATTGCCGAGACAACGTGAGGCGATATTTTAGGATTAGTCAGCTCGTAAGCCCGAGTATGTGCGCTGCTTGCCGGATAGCCCGCATTGATTGCCGCTTCGCGCATGGTAATTTGACCATCTTTCGAAACCAGCTCTTTCACAAACAATTCCTGCCGGCGGGTCAAAGTGCTGTCTTTTTGAACCTTTGGGCGGCCCCGTTTTTTAGGTGTATCAGTCATCAAACAAAACCTAGTTAATTATATTGAGTAGGTTCTTTTTACCATCCTGCCCTATATAGTAAATTCAAAATTTAAAAAAAAATAAAATAAAATTTCAGGCCCCTTAAGGCAAAAACGCGATTTATCTATCTGTTCACACCTCTGATTGCCTAGTGTAACAACGGCGTAGCGGCCAAAACCCCCGTCGTATAAGGGTTTTAGGCCTATTGTTACACGGTTACACCGATTACAGGTAGTTTGACAAAAAATATTTTTTTTTAATTTCTATTTCTATATATAGGGCCAAAAAGAAAGTGCTCACTCTTCGGACCCGTGGTCCGTGGTCCGCGGCAGGTAAACCAGCACGAACGCCCCACAATTCGAGCATGAGAGGTTTGTTTCTATTGAATAATTTTCGTAAAACTCTTCTTCTAGGTCGATATCTCCGCCCCATGTCAGCGGATTTTTGCAGTGCCAGCAATTCATGATGTTAGGCTTTCGTTTAGTAGTTCGAGGATCGCGGGCCGTGGGTCACGCGCTGGGTTCCACGGTTCTTTTAGGCTTTCAGATGCATAGATTAGGTCTTCTTCGACGATGACTTGTCTGTTGTTCAGTCCCATACGTCCGCGTTTCCCTGCGATTGCGTTTCTTGAGACGCCTAGTTTGGCACCGATTTCAGTATTTGATCTGCCTTCGGCGACCATTTTTAGGATTAGTTCTTCTTGTTCTGGGGTGTAGATTTTCATGCGGTTTTTCTCTCCTATGTCGGCACCCCGAAACCCCGCCGGATGATCCGGTCGGGGCAGGGGCCTCTTGGCTGGTGGTTAGCTATTTTGCGATTGCTGAAGCTCGGCATGGAAGCGCTTCGGCACGGACGGACCCTCGTTACCGTAGGCGTCTGCAAAGCGCTCTGGAAGTTTGCCGTCCTCGACGTAAGCCCACCAGCGCTCCGTCAGCCCGCCTTCGTCCCACCTATCGCGGACTAAAACGAGTGCCGGCATAAAACCTTCATCGTCATAGTCATCGGCTGGAATACCCGGACATTTATCAGAATGGTGATGAGCAAGGATGTCCCCATGCTCGTCAACTAATTCGATGTCCCACTCATAAGTCGTCATGTGTTTTTCTCCTAATTTTCAAACAACTGCCAGTTTTTTGCTGACCTATACAGGCTAGCATATTAAGTGGGACTTGTAAACAGGGTTAGTTATGCATTTTTGCATATCAGCTATGACGAAATAGGGGTAGTATAAGCATCACTTATATGCTAATGTATAGGAGTCGGCAGAGATCGACAGTTGTTTGACAATTAGGAGAAAAGACAATGTTTTCATACAACACTGATGCTATGTGTGCGAGTAAAGTAGAAGCCCTTGGCGAAGCTCGGTTAAATGAGATGGCCAGCCTGTGCTACCACCTCGGCCAAGCCGAGATTACAGAACAGTCTCTGGCGGAATTTTTCTTGCGCTCTACTATCATGTCAGCGGCCCGGTTGCAGCCGGCGTTGACGATTAAAGAGATCCAGCCCTTTATTGGTTTTCGAGCAAATGTGCAGACTCGGCCTGTTGAAGATCTGGTTGCTCGGCACGTCGCCGAGCTTCAATCTGACGAGTGGCTAAAGTGGCACCTTAGATAACATTACAGGGGCGGCCTCGGTCGCCCCACCTCTCCTGGTTTACAAGCAGCACTTCATATGATAGTATCACTTATTGAAAGGAGAAAAACACATGACAACGTATTATCAGCATAACGGTCAGGGCCAATGGGCGAGGTATTACTACGATCCATCAATCCAGCTCTGGACTGTCTACCAAGTGACCTCACCAAACGATGAAGCCGACCAAATCGGAGATGCTGACTACTGCACCAAAGCAAGGCTGAAAGGCTGTGTTGAAAGCGTCCTTGCTTGCTAACTCACACCACAGGGGCGGCCTCGGTCGCCCCTCCTCTAGTTTAAAGGAGTAATTTAATGACTAACTTTTTGTTAACCATAATTGCGATCCCGCACTTCTTCGCGACGCTATTGATCTTCAAAGGCCTATACGACGTGATCCAAGATCGCACCACCAAGCTTTTTGATTTCGGGGAGGATGACGAATGGTGGAAAATTTAAGCCTATGGGAACGCGCACAGCGGATCAACTACACCAAGGGTGATCTGATGTTGTGCCTAGATTGTGACTGGATGGGTTCTGGCGACCAGAGATCGGCATATGCTGGCTACAAGGGTAACGAGTATTGCTGCCCCAGCTGTGGCGATGGGGATTTTATCCCGCTGAGTGAGGACGAGATCCGTTGGGAACATGGAGATGACGAATGAAACATTACAACGTGCGTGTGGACAAGGATAAAGAGATATCTATCTATCTGCGTCGGACGGAAGAAGAAGTCGATCACATCAGAAACAAGGAGCATGGCACGGGAGCCGTGGTCCGTGTGGAGGAGTTCATTGACCGTGACGAACAATCCTAAAGATTGGCAGACCCGCCGTGAGCGGGCTGTCCACTTACTTCGCGTCGCGGACGACATTGAGTGGGACAGTTACGGCAAGCGTGATGTCCAGCATCTTCGATCTCGTGCGAAGGATTTATTTGAGAATGACCCCGAAGAAAAGGAGCCCCCGTTTTGATTGATCAGAAACCACGTATTGAGGTTGAGACATATATGATGTCTTGGGAACCGTATTTAAAAACGTATGACATACTGGTGACCGAGCGTTTGCCGGACACTTCAGAAGTCAACCTGCTTGAAGACTTTGAAGGGCTTGGTGTTGACGCTGTTCAAACCACCTTGAAGGGTTTGGGTGATAAGTATCCGGACGCTATTTTTTATGACGTCACATCTTTTTTGCCGGCCTCGTGAAAAACAAAAACCGTGATCCGTGGGTCGTGATCCTAGTTAGTTTTGTGCTGGGCTTTGGTATTGGCTATCTGATGTATGATCCGATAGAGCCGTGGCCCACGATTGTAGTGGAGTAGTAAAATGGAAGATAAAATAACGATAACATTTGATCTTGAAGTCGATCATATCCGTGATTTGTTTGTCACTGCGATAGAGGGTGGCTCCAATCATTGGCTAGATCTTGTAGAGATACGAGATGAAAAGGGCGATGACGTTTCGTATCAATACCCAAAACTCTTCAACCGAGATTTTGATTTTTTCCTGACATATTCGGAGCAGGAGGGTGATTTATCTGGTGAGGAGAAGACGGTTTACGGACGAACACCTTTTTACCGTGCGTATGGTCGCTGGGTGCAATGGAAGATAAACCGCAACGGTTTGTCATCGCGTCATGACTTTGACGCCAACGACGCGGATGTTTTCATGCAATACGCCTTGCTTGGTGACATTGTGTACGGATGAAGATCCGTATGAAACACCGACGGCAGCGGCGATTAGTGTTTCGCCGTTGTCACGCTACCCTCTTGGTAGGGGATAGATCGGTTGCCTGTGGTAACCCTGTTTTTAAAAATGGAAAATGTAAGGAACATCAAAATGAACTTAAGAGAAGCACGTAAGGCCTCTAATTACACACAAGTCCAGCTGGCAAAGCTTCTGGGCTGTACTCCGGCGCACATTTGCGGCATTGAAAACGGCCAGCACAAACCCTCACTTAATACAGCTGTCCGGCTGACTGAATTGTTACCAGATCTTAATCTGAAGGAGCTTGTTTCCGGAGTTAGTGCTTAATGGTGCCTTCCTTAGCACGTAAAATCGTCAGGGAAACATGCCAAAAGCGACTTGTGTCCGAGCGAGATGTTTTAAATGGCGGTCGGACACGCAACTTTGTAGAAGCCCGCTGGCATGTTTGGTGCCTACTTCGAGAGCGAGGCTATTCATACAAAAAGATTGCCATGATTTTTGGCATGGATCATTCAACGGTTATTCATGGTGTGCGTAAATTTCTAGAAAAGTACCCAGACCGAGACTGGTCCGAGGAACTGAACGAGATATTATCCAAATGAGCAAAGCCCTGATGTCATGTCGGGGCTTTCTTTTTGCCGTGATTCAGAACATCTACGCACAAGTTAACAAAGTCTTGCATTGAAAGCTTGTGCTTGGCGTAGTTCACGGCCGATGTGACCAGCCAGACATTGCCCATACAGTAGCCACCAGAGCTGTCTATTCTGTCGATGCTAGGTTCGTGTCCCGTGGACCCTGATCCGGCCCCTATGGTCATTATACGGCCGGTCAGGGCACATTTACCGCCCTGAACCTGCCACAGGCTGAGAACGTCTTCCACGGTGATGCTGACTTCGATCTTGTTAAGTCGTTTGATGCGGGCGAGCTTATTACCAAAATAGGTTTCTAGGCTGCCGTATCTCACTTTGTATTGTTCGTGTCGGCAGGGCTTGCATCGACCGTAATACTGGCCTTTGCGTTTTGGTGGTGAGTTTCGTTTGAGGAAGGAATTTATTGGCTGGTAGGTTTCGCAGCCGATGCAGAAGCGTTTTTTGTTGGTTTCACTCTTCATTCGTCTGGATCGTAATCCGTGTCGATATATTTTTCGATGAGCTGATCGATGTCATCGAGGACTTCGCCGGTACCTTTACAGGTGGGACAATCTACAGAGGAAAAAGAAACGGTACCGAAGTCTTTTTTCAAGGAAGGCGCATCGTACGTCTCCCACGAAAGTTCTCCGGTACCGCCACATGTTTGACAGATCTCGACCATGCATCGAACGATGCACGATTATTTTTCCTCTTTCAAGCCCTTTGGTTCGATAACTTTTATTGCGCGGTCCGCGAACCATTCCGCAGCGGCAAGGAAGATCATCCACGATAAGGGTAGGAAGACAGAAGAAAACAGCCAAACTCCCCAAGTGACGCCTCTTTCTAAAGCATTTTCCTCAAAAAACACAAAGCTTATCAAGTCAATGGGTGCGAGAATGGCCAGTGACAGAAGCGGTGCATAGAACCATCTTCTGATTTCTTTTGGTAAAATTATGTAGAAAATAATTATTAAGGTTGGAATGTAGAACAACATTGGTTTCTCCTTTTAATGAACTTTAAAATCGTCTAATTCAGTTGCCACCGCAGCGCTTGTTATGCACGACGCGATAAGTCCTAGAGCCACGGACGGATTTGGACTGCCTGAGATAATGTGTGATATTGTTTCGGTCAGAATGCCGCCCAAAGCGCTACCCCTGTCGATGCCTTGTCGGTCAAATTCTTTTATGAGTTGTTCCGTACAATCGGCTGCGTGAAGGAAGTCGTCTTGCTGATCCCCCATGTCAGACATAAGGTAGTCTAGCCCGCGCTTCTTCGGCTTTTTAGTCATGGGGATTGCTCCGTTTACGTTCCTGCCACTGCTCAAAAACCAGTCGGAGCTGACCGCTTATGGTCCTCCCCTCTTTACGAGATAGTTCTCGTATCTCTTCATAAACATCCCGTGGAACTAGGATGCTTTTCCACTTGTTGGTATCCATAAACATCTCCTTACCGCATGTGGGATTATATAAGAGTTTATATCAAACACAAGCTTTTTTATATAAAAAAAGGCCTCCGCCGAAGCGGAGGCCAAGTGCGAGGGGGGAGGAACCCTCTTGGAGAAAAAACAACTAAACCGCCTCACCCCAGCTCGGTCCGATTTCAATGTCACATTTACTAGGGACTTCGAGGGGAACTGCAGTTTCCATAACGTATGCGATACTTTTTGCTTCGTCAAGCCCTTTAACTGACATTGCAATTTCGTCATGTATCTGAACCAAGGGCAGGTGCCCTGCTTTGTACAAGTTAACCATAGCTTGCTTTGTCATGTCCGCAGCCGATGCTTGGATCAGTCTGTTCAGCGCTTTGTATGTGTAAGCACGTTTTAGCCGCGTAGTTGGCCCGTAGGCGTCCACAGCTTCCTTGTAGGGCAGCGCTTTGTTCATTGCGAACGTATCGGGTTCCCAGAGATCAAAACGGCACTTACGGCCCAATATGGACCGCAGAGAGCCCTCGCTGGATCTTTCATTCAACCTGTTCTGTACGCCGGTCATCAGACCTTTCACAAACGGAACGCGCTCATGGTACTGTTTGATAAGCGCTTTCGCCTCGTCGGTCTCGATACCCAGCTCACCGGCAAGCTTGTTTACGCCCATGCCATACATCATGCCAAGATTAATAGTCTTAGCCTGCTTACGACCAATGCCGGCCATTTCCGCAACCATTGTGTGGAAGTCCATGTCTGGATTGTTGGTATACCCATCAACAAACTCATCAGCCCCTTTCAAAGGTATGCCCCGAGACTTACCGTACACTGAAGCATAGTGGACCAAGATCCGTGGTTCCTGCTGCGAGAAGTCAATGGCCGCCCACTGGTCCCCCTCTTCTGGCAGAAACAAGCTTCGTATCATCGGCCCGATTTCTGGATCTCGGGCAGGGATCTGTTGCAGGTTAGGGTTGTTCATCGAGATGCGGCCCGACACTGTTCCGCCGTCATCAGATCTAATCTGATTGATATGGCTATGGATGCGCCCGTCCGAGTGGCAGTGCTTCATGATTGTATTGATGAACGTGCCGCTGGTCTTGTTCAGGTTGCGAGCCTGCACCACCAGTTTAGCTAGCGGCTCCTCGCTGTCGGACAGAAAGGATTTGGTAAAGCTTGGCGATCCCTTATCTGTTTTGGGATAATAGATGCCTTGCTTATCAAAAGCCTTGGCTAGTGACTGTGCTGCCCAGATCTCGACATTTGATCCGGTAATGTGCTTGATCTGCTTCAGGACCTCTTTCTCTTTCTTGAGTAGATAGTCCTTGGTCCGTTCGACGCGGTCTGTGTCTACTCGAACGCCACGCATGGTCATATCCACAAGGCAGGGTAGCAGGTCCAGCTCTAGGTTGGCGATTGGCCACAGATCTTGTTTGTGCAGCTGTCCGCTGAGATAGTTCCACAGCTCCAGCGTTAGCTCTGCGTCACCCTCAGCGTACGGTCCGACGTACATCGCCGGCATCTTCCACATCTCGGCCTTTGGATCTACGCCAAACTCCCGTGCGGCTTCGTTCAGGCCTTTTTCTGATTTAACCTTGTTTAGGTGCTCATAGGCTAGTGCGTTGAGGCTGAAAGAAAACCTGTTCTCATCCAGCAGAGACGCCACAACCATCGTGTCGATGATCCTGCCGTTAACCTGAAACCCCATCTGACGTATCCAGCCGAGATCATATTGTGCGTTGTGCATGATCTTATCCGCAGGGCACTCAAACACTTTTTTAAGCCATCGGTTGACGATCCGCTTATCGAGATTGCCACCCCCAAGGTGTCCTACAGGGATATAACCAGACCACCCGTCAACAGCTATTGCATAGCCCACGACTTCTCCGTCACCAGTAGGCCAGCCCGGCCCGTGGGCCTTGAGATTTGGGTCTCGGGTCTCGACATCTATAGCTATTTTACCGGCGGATGTAATGTCCGGTAGTTCTAGGGGAGGAACCCATTCGCTTTTTGGCGCGAACATAGCCATCTGAAGTTTTGCCATGATTAATCCTTTGTAGCTATCTCGCCACCGAGCGCGGTATAACCCGCCTTGTCCACCCATGAATCAACGTGTTGAATGTCTGTCAGAAGGCGGCATGTTTTCAACCAGTCCATCATTAAAGCTACGTGTTCCGGCGTCAGCGTCCCGTGTGTTTTATAAGCCTTTTGAATAATGTGGTTCCAGCCAGTAGCAATTGCGAGATGATTATCCTTGGCGTCGCCGTATTGCTTCGCCCTGTCACCGGTAATTAGGTTCAATGCTTGATCTAGGATCTCTTCCCGCGTCATATGTAGTAGCTCCTTGTAACATCTTCGGGTTCGACAATGTAGAGTTTGTCTCTGGTTCTGGTAACACCGACGTAGAACACACGGTGTATGTCATCGGGATTGATACGCATGTCGTCATCTGCCGCTGGGCTGAGGTCCGTGATCAGTACGACGTTGTCGGCCTCGCCGCCCTTTGATCCGTGGATCGTGGATGTTGAGATACGGGGCAATCCGTTGAACTTTTCGCCTCGTCGCAGCATAGCTGTGATATAGGCCCGTTCACTCTCCGGTATTTTATCCAGAGCTTCGCTCCAGATCATATCTATGGTGGCGACCAGACCATGATCCTTTTGCAACGCTTCCAAGCTTACCTGATCTTCGTCAGCTAAGGCCGGCAGCTTCTTAAAACCTTTTTTAACTCGGTTCTTAAGCGACATGTAAGCATAGACTTTTCTGGCGTTCTCGCCCGAGATCGTCATGCCTTTACGTAACTGCTCCCAGCCGTTTACCGCGTCGCTAATCTTTTCGCTAATTGATCTATTACCTCGGTGGCTGAACAGGTATCCGGAAGATTTAAGGTCGTTTGCGATGCCTTGGAGATGGTACGCAGCCTGCGATAATATAAGCCACGAGCCGTCGGACATGTCTAGTGAGGACACCATGTTTATGCGCGACACCTGCCCCGTCTCTGCCCGCGGTTCATATCGTTTAGGAAATCTTTTTGTAATTCTTTTTACGACGTTCTCTGCCACTTCGTGAACACGACTAGGAACACGATAGGACTGACTGAGTGTTTCCGAACCGCCCTCTAGGTTAATGAAGTGGTCCACGTCTGCACCAGCCCATCGATAAATAGCTTGGTCATCGTCACCCGCGGCATACATGCGGTTGCTGTTCTTATCTAGAATGTGTGCGATATCCCACTGCATGGGGCAAAGGTCTTGAGCTTCATCCAGAAAGGTCAGCTCGAAAGACGGACAGCACTGGTCGGACTGGTCTATAAACACTTGTAGCATGTCTGTGAAATCGTAGAGACCCATGCTTTGCTTGTACTTAGTAAGACACTCATCGATGTAGCTAACCACGTTCCAGTCCACGTTCAGGCTGCTCGAATTGTACTGCTCTCGAAGCCCGACCTTTCTTAGCTTGGCTAGGTTAATCAGGCCTAGCACTGGATCGCTGGAGCTTATTGCGGAAGCCACTTCATTGTCCGCATTGTACGAAGAGGTGTTGCCGAACCTCACGCCGATGGCCTCTCCTAGTTCCTTATAGTGTGCGTCCTGAATTACCTGAGTAGGTTGAATGTCCGTCATGGCCAGAGCCATGCTGTGCAGGGTCCGGAAGTATACAAGATCTTTCTTGGGGTCGAGATTAAAACGCGCTGCCGCACGTTCTTTAGCTTCGTTTGCAGCCTTCTTTGTGAAAGCAAAAAACGCAATCCGGTTCGGGGCGATGCCCGATGCCAGTGCGTCATCCACCATGTTCAATAGTGTTGTTGTCTTACCCGTTCCGGGCGGCCCAAATATTCTAAACATCTTTCTCCAACCTCCGGATGATTTGTCGGACCCGCTCTCTACTAATGTGAAAGCGAGCCCCGATAGCTGTCATAGTCATGCGGTTCAGATACATTTCGTAGATCTTTTTGTTTCGACGAAAGTAGTCCGCGGGGGTCATTAGAACGGGGCCTCCGTCCCGAACCGTGGCGTCCGGATGGACACGTCAGAGCTGTCGAACGCGGGTATTTCCCAGACACGAACGCTCCGTGATTTAATTCTTATAACAGTGCTTTCTCCATTAATATCACGTAAACGCTGCGCTATTTTATGGGTCTTGTACTCGCTGAACTTGTTCTTGCGTAAGAAACCCTCAAAGTCTTTCAGACGGAAATATGTCTTACCCGCCTCTTCGTCAGTCCAAGGCTTACGCAGGAGGATCTCTTCCTTATCCTGAGCTTGCTGTAGGTGACGGCAAAACTCTTCCAGATAATCATAAAACTGACCGCTGACACTAGCGTCCTGAGCCACCTCGATGATGCTGCTTTCGTTTTGCTTCATCTCATTCATGAGAGTAGATATCCGACCTTCCCACTGCACCTTTGCCACTGACCGTGGCATGTGGTTTAGCTGCTCCATACAGGCTTTCTGGAAGGTAGGCTGGTGAAGCAGGGCATCTGTGTCCAGCTCCAGCGGCTCACCGTTGACGTCCATAAACCAGACGGGTGGTGTCGAGTTGTACTTACGCAAGTTCGCAATGGATGCGCCTTGTGTGCCCGTCCCTACCCCGAACTTACGGGTAAAGCATAACTCCTTGTTACAATGAGAGTTTATGGGCGCGTCGTTACACTTGTATGCGTAATCCTTACGCTCGACCTGCTTTGCCACCGCATTGACTTCTGCGAGGGGCAGGGGAGGGTCAATGTACTGCATGTTGTAGTTCAGTATCTCGGCCTCCCAGCTGTCTGGAAAAGCCTTACGCAGATACACCCCGATGTTGAACAGTCCGTTGTTGCGACCACCTTCGCTAACCTTGTTCTTACACAAGACCTGTAAGCACGGTGGTCCGTCGGCCAAGACCTTTGTTTCGCCGGTATCTACAACCTGAAGCTTGGTTATCTGCTCTTTTGTCTGAGTATACTTTTTGTGAAGATCGAAAAACTCCTCCAGTGTCGCGGATGTTCCGTCGTCCAGAAAAGCATAACGAAGCCCTTCTTCTGCGTTGTAGTAAGGCAGGTTCAGGAAGTTACCCACGTCACCCCGTTCAAGGTGCAGGACAACCTGTTTAGGAAAGATCTCACTTTCCCCATAACCCAGAGCTGACGCCATGCACTTGAGCGCCTTCTGGAAATCTTTTGCGTCTACCCAATCCTTGGAAAACAGGAAGCAGTGAGCGCCACCGGACTTCGACCTACAGACAACTAAAGGAAGCTTGAGCTTCCGTATCTTATCTATCAGCGCTGTGTGGTCCAAGGGGTACTGGTCGATATCAATACAACCCCACTTACAAGAGTTGTCCTCGTTGATGGGGATGATACCTAACCCGTTGCCGGTGCCGGACAGGTGCCGTTCCCACAGGTCCTTGGTCCGTGGTTCGCGCAGTATGCCCGCCTTACCAACGCTTTTGCCGGACGAGCTTTCTTTGTCTATCCGGAAGTATCCGTAAGCCTGCTGCAGGCCATCGAAGATAGACATAAACTTTTTTACTGACATTTGATCCTCCAAAAAAATGGTGGGGGTTTCCCCCCACCAAAAGTTAACTTAAAACGGGATGTCCGAGCTGTCGGAGGCGGAGTTATCCTCGTTGGCGTGTTTAACAACGACATCTCCTGCTGAGATGCTGGTCGCAAACTCCTTAGCGCGTTTGTACATAAACGCCTCGGACACGGGGCCATCGCACGACATTTCCCAACCGTGCCAGCTGCCCTTCGAGTTCTCTTCGCTGACCGTCTTCAGATGGTAAACGTGAGAGAAACGGGGTGGTGTGAAGGGTCCGTTCTTACCCTGCATGGTCCGCGATGCGATGATCGAGTTCCACTTACGTGACTTCTTCAACTGCGTTGACTTCAAAGCAATCAAGGCTGTTTCAAAAGTACCGTCGTCCTTCAGCAGGAGAACGTAGTGCTGGTGCGTCTCTTCGATATAGTCACCGCTACCATCCATCAGATAATCTTTGTTATCGTCAGGCGACCGTTCAGTCTTTGGGCGAGCCTCGCCGGCATCGTAGATTTGAACCGGAGCACCGGATCCAACACCACGAGGTGCCCACTGAATGAACCGACGTTGGTACGCACAAGGTACAACACGGACACCGTCTTTGCCTTTGTACACTTCACCGGTCACGGTGTTATAGATGTCGCCCTTGCGAGCAACTTCGTTTGTGTCCAGCACCGGATCGTTACCCGACAGGACTTTCAGGAAGGGTAGCGCCAGATCATCTTGATCTAGGTTCTCCATACCAACCCCAGCGTCTTCCTCGAACATGCTTGGATCAAATGCGGCTACCTCAGCCTTTTTAGTTTTAGCCAATTCTTGTGCCATAATTATTTACCTTTCTTGATTACAGCTTTTTGTCCGACCCATGCGCCGAACAGTTCCATCGGGAAGTCCTCCCCGAGTTCCACACGCTCTTTCACAAACGCACGAAGTGTCATGGGATGAACCTCAGTTTTCTGCTGAGTTTCAAACCCATTGCTCGCCGCCATTTCACGGAACTTGCGAGCCTCGTCATCTTCACCACGACCAAACTGCGTCGAGACGCTGTTCTTTATGATGTCGTCGTAACCATTGTCCCGAAGCCACTGAAATGCGGTTTCGCGGTTTTTGACCAAGATGGAAGCGCCGTAAGTCTGTTTGACATCGACGGTAGATCCGTCTTCCAGAACAAAGGAAGATACACCAACCTCTGCCAACATGCCGGGCATGTCTTCGTCGGTTAGCTTTACCAAAGCTTTCTTCTCTTCCTTAAGCTCCTGCTCAAGGCGTTGAATGCTTTCTTCTTTCTGTCTGATTTGTCGAGCGAGAGCTGCGATGGAGGACAGACCGGATTGGTCTAGCTTCTCAAGAGAGGACGCACTGGTCTCCTCAAAGTCCTCTTCCATTTCTGATATTAAGTTATCGATCATTATTACCTCTTTCGTTGTTAAAGGCACTGGTACGGCCTTGACAAAGGTAGATATAATCGCATACAACAGACACGTCAATCACTTTCTGGAGAAAAAAATGAAAGACTTTGTTTTCAAGACGCAGCCATACGAGCACCAGATGAAAGCGCTCAAAGATTCGTGGGCCGCGACCTACTACGCGCTATTTATGGAGATGGGCACCGGTAAAACCAAGGTTGCCATTGATACAATAGGTATCTTGTATGAGCAGGGTAAGATAGACACGGTATTAGTTATTGCACCAAAGGGCGTATACGACAACTGGGTGCGCGGAGAAATCCCCACACATTTACCAGACAGGATCCCGCGCAAGATTTATCGCTGGATACCCGCGCAAACAAACAAGAACAAGGCGGATCTGGAGGAGATTACAGATCAACCGTTCGATGGTCTTAAAATATTTGTAATGAATGTAGAAGCCTTCTCCACGCCACGCGGGGCACAGGCCGCGATGAACTTCTTAAACTTCAACCCAGACAATATGGTTATCGTGGACGAAAGCACGACGATCAAGAACCGCACGGCGAAACGCACAAAGAATATTGTGAAGCTAAAGGATCTCAGTAAGTACCGGCGCATACTTACAGGATCCCCCGTAACAAAGTCTCCGATGGACTTGTTTAGTCAGTGCTCTTTTTTAGATCAAAAAGCTTTGGGCTTGCGCAGCTATTTCGCTTTTCAGGGCAGGTATGCAGTAATGCATGTTCAGCGCATGGGGCATCGATCCTTTAATAAGATAACGGGGTACCGAAGGCTTGATGAATTAACGAAGAAGCTAGACAAGTTCAGCAACCGCATTTTGAAAGAGGATTGCTTGGACCTGCCCGAGAAAGTTTACCTGCGCAGGGAAGTGTCTCTCACCGAAGAGCAGAAGCGCTTGTATTTACAGATGAAAAAGTTAGCGCTCGCCAAGCTGGACAATGGTGAGCTGTCTACAACAGCCAGCGTTTTGACTCAGATCATGCGTATGCAGCAGATTTGTTGTGGTTTTATTCAGCCGGACGAAGGCGAGATCCAACCGATACACAACAACCGCATGTCACACCTTCTTGAAGCGGTAGAAGAAACTCAAGGTAAGTGTATCATTTGGGCAACATATACCTACGACATTAAAAACATTGCAGCTAACTTGTCTAAGCTATACGGCGAGGAAACTGTCGCAACCTATTATGGTGCTACACCGCAAGACGAGCGTCAAGAAATCGTGAACAGGATCCAAGACCCAGAAGACCCACTTCGTTTCTTCGTGGGTCAGGCTCGTACCGGCGGATACGGCATCACCCTGACGCAAGCAAACACCGTTATCTACTACAGCAACAGCTACGATCTTGAAATCAGGCTACAGTCCGAGGACCGCGCTCACCGGATCGGGCAGAAGAACAACGTAACGTATGTAGACCTAGTTTGCCCTAACACCATTGACGAGAAGATTTTGAAAGCGCTTCGAGAGAAGAGCGACATAGCCGGCAAAGTTTTAGGGGAAGAGGCGAGGGAGTGGCTGTCTTAGTCTTGGTTTAAATAGCGTTGCGCAAATATTGTAGCGTATGGCTCCGGTATTTTACCTTCGTAATAAAGCTCTGTAGCAGGCGTTACCCAGCTGTCCAAAGCGCTTTTGTCAAAGATAAACGAATCCGTTGCGGTATCTAAAACGGAAGGACCTTGAGACCGGTCGGTAAAGTCCAACATGTCCTTCCAGAACTTTTCCCGAACTTTTTCTTTGGTGTCATAGTTAAAACCAAATTGAGGTGCTCTAGGATATGCGTCTGCTGCCGCACCAAAAAACGCCCTGTCGTTCGCGCCCGCGGCGGTTAAAAGCCTTGTTGTCAGCTCTTCAAAACCGTGAAGCCTGTCATAGGCCGTTGCAGCGCTGGTCCAGCCCTCTGTGCTGTTTCCGGACTGATCCCAAGCCCTACGCAAGTTAGTGTTTCGTGGGTAGTCCGTTACGGTAAACGCTCTGTGTATTGCTTCATGAGATGCAACCGTCTTGTCGTCATTGATCATCGGTTGTAATTGACCGTCATCCGATAGCTCGTAACCCGCGATCACAATCGTGTCGCCCGGCTGCTCTTCCGGATAAAATACGTTTTGAGACATCTCGGGAGCAATTTTAAGAAGCTGTTCAAGGATATCATTCCTAATAATATCCCTGTCCAACTTGTCTCGCAGCTGAAGGGCTGTTTCGTTTGGTTTCATGTAAACGCCGCGTAGCATATTGTAGTATCTATAACGCGCTTCCGGATCGGCATCTTCCTCATAAATATTGGAAGCCGAGGCCACTGCTTGGTCATAAGGGCTGTCGAACTGAGTTCTTGTTGCAAAATCTTCCGCATCACTTCTAGGGAAAATAAGTTGCATGGTTGATGGGTCAAAAAAACCTGCAACGCCTCTTGAATCAAATTCCTCATCAGGTTGTACAAAGATAGAGTTGCGGGCCACGTCTTGTGCGACTTGGTCAAGCAAACCCGCATACCGTTCGTCTTTGTACAAGTTTGGTCTTCGCATTTGACCAACTACGAAATCTCTTCTAGCGTCCGCTAAATTGTATTGGGGATGGTCCGGGGATACAGTTTCATCAAACTGCTGACTAAAAGCCTCCTTCACGTCTCCTCTTCGCAAGGCGTGTTTAACACCTTCCGAAAGATTTAGCATGTCTAAGAAACCTTCCATTAGCCGAACAAGCTCCCAATACCACCCTGCTGACCCGAGCGCTGTTGAACGATGTCCATATTAGGATCGTTTGGCCCAAACAACATTTGGTAACGCCCCGGATCGACGGATGCTAGTGGCGCGGGGGCCGTGGGAGTTGGCGCGGGGACTGCGGCTGGCGGGGCAGGTGCTGGTGCTGGTAGATTTCGACTACGCACTCTTTCTGCAACGGCTTCGTCATCCTCACGAGTTAGTTCTTGAATCTCTCGGGCACTTTCTCTTACCACAGACGGAGAACTTGGTGTGGCGGCGTCTAACATCTGGAGACCCCGATAAATTAAATAGTCACCCGTCCCATTCAAAATATAGTTAAAGGTTGTTCTTACATCGTCTGAAAATCTAGTCTTTGGAACGCCTGTTACTCCCGGCTCCCCTAACTCTTGGAACCTTCTCATAGCTGCTGCGAGTTTCTGAGGATCGTTCATGAGTTCTATAGCTATCTGAGCTTTAGTAACATTTGGAAGAGTATCTAGAAGACGAGCAAGCGCTTCTCTACCAGCTCGGGCACCTTGGCTTTGAGCAATAATGCTTGAGGCTGATCCGCCCAAAGCTCCGTAAATCTTACCCGCAGCAGAAGAGCCAGCTAAGGAAGCTATAACCGAAGCAAAATAAGTAGCGTCTGCTTCATCAAGGTTAAAAGGTATTCCGTCTCTAACATTTCGCTCAAGTCTAACCGCTTCTGAGAGACTTTGCTCAAAGCTTGATTTTATGTCCGCCGTCCAGAGGTCGTTTTCTAGCATCCAGTCTGCCATACTAAGACCGCTCATCCCCGGACGAGGTTGAAAAAGCCTTTGATGCATTTTTAGAAAGCTTGGGTTTGAACCCTCAATGTTCCCAAAACGCAGTGCATCTTCAATAATGGCTGTTTTAAGACCTCCAACGGCTGAGGCCCTTCTGCGAGCAATAGCATCCGACCTAGATAGATAAGTTCCTTCTGGCGCGGGATCACCCTCGGGTGTGCTAGGAATTAAATTGTCTTCCCGTGAGCTTGCACTTCCAAAAACAGGGCCTCTTGCGGTTCGTGTAGGACCCTCTATCGAGCTTTTAATTCTCGATATGATCTCTTCGGGAGAATCTACAACACGATCCTCGTCTGTTATTTCATTAAGAAGCGGGGCGCTGTTTATATCGCTCAGTGTTCTGTTTAAATTGGCAAAAGTTGTCTGTGGGTTGTCTATCCATTCGGTGATGATAGATGTTGGATCTTGTGTACCTTCTCTAGGTACTACGCCCGGGGTAGGACCGTCTGAAACGAGATCAGCCCGTTCCGGTGTAATAAAGCTTAACAGACTGTTTTTTGAATAAGCGTTTTTCCGGTCTAGTTCCGCTTGCCTTTCATACGTAAGTCTTAGGACCTCAAAACGATACGGGTTTTCCAAGTCCTCCCGTACGTTTCTTCCTATACCCTCTAGAAAGTCAATAACCACGCTATTTTCTTCTAAAAACCGAGTGTATGACGCAGTGTCAAACTCAAGCTCATTTGTGTTTGGATTTATTCTATAAAGATTTTGGTCTGCGGCAAATCTAATTAATTCTTCAGAAAGACTTTCTGGGTTTTCTAGATTTTCTATTGAACCCCTAAACCGGGGATCCAGTAACTCATTTTCGTCTATGTATCTTTTTAGCGTTGCAAACTCTTCCGCAGTACGAGCATTTAAAAACTCGTTTGCACCACGATTAAAAACGTAGGGTATTTCTTCGGGGAAAATAGTGGGTACGCCATGTCTCGTTGGGTTTATCTGTAAACCCAAAGTGCTGCGTGTAAAGATCTCGTTGAGGGACCGACTGTAAGCTCTGGCGGTGGCCAGTGGGGTTCTGACATCTAAAGGAAGGTCTTCCGCAAACTCAGTCATGTTATCAATGTCGTCGTCAAACGCACTGACCATCTTAAAAAAGAGACGAGCTTGAGCTCTATCCGGGTTAGCCCCGTCCATTAACGCAACTGCTTTATTTAAAGCGGCAGAACGCATACTCACCAATTCCCCTACTGTGGGAAAAGAGGGTGGTTCACCCGTCCGAGTTGTTGGAATTAAAGCCGCTCGGTTTTGAGCGGTTAATAAATTTGCCATAGCCTCATAGGCTTGTGCCGATAAAATCCGCATCTGTCTATTTCCCGGACCAAGGATTTGCCTCAATCTATCAGCCTCGGCGTTTAACAAGTCTACCCGCTCCTGTAACGGAAGATCTCTATATGCAACGCCCTGCGCATTTTTCTGATCTAAAAAGTCCTCTACAATTCCTTCAGAAGCGGTGCCAACAAGAGCTCGTCTAGCCCTTGTATTGGCCTCTCTAAGTCGGCCAAGACTTTCAACCACCTTACTTGGCTCCGTACCGGTTATCTGAGCCCGGCTCTGTTCCACAAAATTAGAAAGAGGGCGGCCCATTCGAGCCACAAACTCAGACCGTGCACCAGCCATCCTTTCACTCTGAGTTGCCGATCCGGAAGGAGCCGCTTCTTCCATAAGTCGATCATAAACCCGTATGTAGTTTGGTAATTCTACAGGCTCTCCGTCGGCATTAAAGTAACGATCTATAAGCGTGTTGCTTGGAATTTTTTCGTAAAAAGCTCTTTCCCTACGTCGGCTAGCCGCCAAAGTCTGGCTCCAAACGTTAAGGACAGCCTGACCCAGTTGGTCCGCAGACCTAACTGTTCCCGGTTGTGTTGTGCCCTGAACTAAGTCTTCTGTATCAGTTCGACGAACCGTTGCCGCCGCCTCTTGAACACGGGTTAATCCTGCGTCCAATTCATCTCGAATAGAATCATCGAATTTAATAGACAGGAGATCAGACAGGTATACCAGCTGTGCTGGATTATTCCTTTGATATGTTGCCCGTATTTCATTTGTTAGGAACTCTTGAAAGCGCAAAGTCGCCGCATTTTTCTCTTCTAAGAACCGCGTCTCGTCAATCTGGCTTAAAGTTCTGTCAAGATCTCTAAAGGTAGGTAATTGTGTTAGCTGCGCGGGCGATAACGCTATGACGTTGCCTGCTGCATCTCGGGGAGGGTTTTCTAGAGCTTCTATGGCAAAACGAACCTGCTCATCTGTTAGGTCATCATTAAAGCGAAGAGAAGTGAACAAGTCTCGTAAAAAAGCGTCTTCCGCTTTTAAACTAGCACCACCTCCCATTTTACTAACCTGCCGTTTAATCTGATTAACCATCGCGTTACCGAGGTTATAAGCGCCACGGGTACTGCTTGTGGTGGCTTCTCCCGCCACACCACCTAAAACCTCAAACCCTAACCTAGCTAACCCGTCATTAGGGTTTGCAAAAAAAGGTACAACGGCCGCCCCGGCTATCACACCAGCCTCTGAAGGAACCTCGCTAAGCATGGTTCTTACCGGTGCGGCAGCGTATCTTTGACCAACCCCTATAGCCATTCCTTCCAAACCGGAAAGACCCCGTTGCATAAAAGGTTTTGCGCCTGTAGGTTGGTCAGGTCCTACAAAATCTTGCGGTCGGTCTGGAAACAAAAGTCGTGGTATCGCTGATGCCATGACAGATGTTTTCTCTGTGGGTAATTCTCTTAACAAAGAAAGACCCATAATCGCATCTACCGCAGTCTGACCGATATTTCTCTTCACGGCAGATGTCATGGTAGGCAATACAGGTGCCTCTGGCCCAAAAGCTTGTGATACAGCCGCGTCAGTTAAAAGAGCTGCACCAGTTCCCGCAGCCAAAGAACCCAAACCGGCAGCTACTGTTCTTTTAACAGGTCCCGCTCCCTGTAGCGAACCGTATATTCGGGGGAAGGTAGAAACCATTGCTTGACGGGCGGCAATTGCTTGAGGTGCATACCTAAAAGCTGTTCCCGCAATAGTTGCCTCCGGCAGAGGATTACCCTCACTGTCGGTAATTAGGTTTCTGACTATTTGATCAGCCCCAGTAGGCTGATCAAAACCGGGTATTCTACCGCGTAACAAGCTGTCTCCGCGCATTAAAGAATCGTAAAAGTCTTCGGTGTCATAACCCAAGTCTTCGAAAATATCCGCGTTTTGCTCGGCTATAAAACTGGCGACATATCGAGCTAGCTTATCTCGACTTTCCCGGCTCGGTGTTTCAGCATTTAAGGATCGAAGAGTAGCTTCGAACTCGTCAGAACTTTCAAAAACAAGCGGGTTAAAAGTAAAGCCTAGTTCGTCTACGGCTACGGCTGCCTCCTCTTGGATCCGTTCCGCCGCCTCTCTGTCCCGCTCCGCCTCTTGGGATGCGGAAACAGGATCCGGCTGTTTTGATCCCAATCCAGCTACACCTAAAGTTATGCCCGCCGAACCGCCGCCTACTTTCATTCCAGAAGTTACTGCCATTTTTTAAGCCTTAGTTTAGTTGCTTGACCCCGAACGAAATGCCGCGTCTTGCTGCCGGATAGCGTTGTACAGTCCCTGACGCTCAGGGTCATTGTTGACAATACTTCTTTGCATTTCGTCGCTTAGATTAGGGAACTGTTGAAGAACCTCTTGTTGGAAGTTGTTGCCGAAGAAGGCTAAAGAACTTCGAACAGCAGAAAGGTCAGTCTGCAAGTCTCTAAACCGTTGAGCAGTCATAAGACCGCCGTAACGAGACTCTTGCATTCCCGTATTAATAATAGCCGCTTCTTTGTATTTAAGAAGATCGTACAACCTAACCATTTTTGCCAGCTGAGTGGAGTCGGAACCAAATACACCAACGTCAAGCAGTATCGGCTGTACTTGTTCCATGTCAAAGTTACTTACACGAGAGGTGTTTGTGACAAGACCCGGAAGTACCATTTTATTAAATAGTTTAGCTGTTTGTTTTGCTTGTACGGATTTTGATGTAAAACCGAAACCAACGATACCCAAGGCGCTATCCACAGCCCTTGCCACCACAGAACCCAAACCGGTTACGTCTCGGGTAGCTGCCACAAGATCTTCGCTCTGCTCACTCGACCACAGATTCATATCAAAATTTATTCGGTTTCTGAGAGCATTATACTCTCTGTTGCTTATTGGGTCTTCGTTTAACTCAGAAATTTGGGACTTACTATAATCTTGCATTTCTGACGTCGGTTCGTCGTACCTTCCTTCGGCCTGACTACGGAAGTACCTACCATACGCTACCGCCTCACGCATTTTTGTAACTTCAGTGTCTGGAATCGAGGTTATGTTACTAAAACCGGCGTCTTGCAATTGATTTACTGTAACATAGTCACCAGCGCCCGGAATAAGGCCGTCGTTTAGAATCAACCCATTGTTTGCCTGTGCCGCTATACTCCGCGCCCCGCTACTGTCTTCGATAAGAAGGTTGGCGGTCACAGCGCCAGCTTGAGATCCTGTTACAACAAAATTAGAGCCGGGGTTTTGTGTTTGTATTTCACTAAGTTCAGAAGGGCCAACTAAAAAAGTAGCACCGTCATTGTAAGCTCCTGTAGTGTCTCGAACGTTGATTGGATTACGACCTGAACCGCTCTGACCAAATTGATTAAGGTCAGTGCCTCTTACAAGTACAAGCCCGGAACCAGCTAATAAGCCCGCCGCTTTGTTGTAAGCTGCACCGTCTCGTAAAGAAATATTAGATTGCGGGCCGGCTCCAAAATCAAAGGGTTCAACCTTATTTGTGTCGGGATTTACGACAAAGTATTGTTCTTGAGAACCACCACCCGTCGCAGAAATATCTTCTTCTGCGGTTTCCCTTATAGTATATCCGGGTCCTAGGTTTGATGTCACATTTCTTAGCTCAGAATCCGTGTAAGCCCGTGTTTGAATAAGGTTTCCATCCGGCCCAAATATAGAATACAAGCTTGCATCCGTTTCGCCTTCGTCCAACATCTTTAATTGCAATGCGCGTCGAGCGTCTTGGTCCGCAAGGGATCGTTTTTGAGCATCCGTTAGTGCGGCGAGGTCCAGCTTAAGGTCTTGATCGCGGAACCCACGCTCTGCCTCTGAAATTGCTGCGGCTTGCTTCGCCAAATTATCAAACATTTCGCTTCCGCTAACCGCTCCAGAAAGCTTCTCGAAGAAGCTCATTGGAGAAGCTGTGGGAGAAGCTAGAAGAAGACCCGCCTTACCTAAGTCGCTAAGGAATTGAGTTTTCGCAGCTTCTCTAACGTCGGATCTAGAGGCTTCCCGATCTGCTTCAGAGATTAACCCTCTGTATAAGTCTCGGCTTTCCTGAAAGTACTCGTCCAGAGAC